GGGGCCGATGGTGGCCCAGGCGGTGGCCGACCAGGTGAGCCACCGCACCGGGCGATTGATTGGCGCGGAAACCGTGCGGCAAATCCTCCGGGCCTTGCAGGCGGGTGGTCTGCCTATCGAGTCGCTGAATCGGAAGGGCTACCAACTGAAGCGCTAGCCAACGCCGCCACCAGCTCGGCCTTGGTCATGGTTGAGTAGCCGGGGAGCTTCGCCGCCTTCGCCCTATCCTTCAGGTCGCGGATAGATAGAGTGGCTAGGTCAGGGGTGCTGGCCACCTGCATCCAGCCTTCGATCTGGGCTTGGGCTACCTCGCGAATCAGCGCTAGGCGAAGGCTAGTCCGTTGAGCAGGGGGGATCTGAAATTCTGCCAAGACCCTATCAATGCGTTGGGAGAGATCGGTGCTGTTCACGGTCGTCCTCTGGATCAGCGATCCGCTATCCCTCTAGCCTAGCCGAATCCGTCTTAGGTGCTCTGATGCCCCCAATTCGTTCTAGGGCATTCTGAGCGGGCTGAGCGCTAGGTGATGTAGTCGCCCAAGATCCGCAGGATCTCTTCCTGGTCTTGGGGGCTAATGCCCAGGAAGGGGCGGGCGGGGATGGTGGCCTTGCGGCCTCGGCCTGCTTGGCCCCCTAGCTGATGGATGGCGGCATAGACCTCGTTGCTGCCAATCACCACATCGCTGCGGCTGGCCTTGTAGCGGATGGTGTCGCGCAGGGTGCCGCGTTTGGCGAGGATTCTTTTGCCACCGTCTACAACACTCCTCATCCGGGCCTTGCGGGCGGCATAGCGGGGGGAGAGCGCAGCCCACTTGCTGCCGTCTGGGGCGGTCTCGGTGTCGAACCTGCTGCGGGTGGCCGTGATCATGTAGTCGCCAATCTCTTGCATGGCGGGGGTGAGGTCGGCCATGTGGTCTATCACCCGGTCGATGGCCTTGCGGAGTTCGGCATCGTCGATGCGGACGGTGATGTTAGCCATTGGCCTGGTCTTGTTGGGCAGCTTGGGCGGCTTCGCGCTCGGCTTTCTTCTCGGCGCGTCGGCGTTCTTTGTAGGCTTCTAGGCGCTTCAGGGCATCAGCGTCTTCGACACAATAGCCGATGTCGTCGTCTGTAAATTCCATGTATCACCGAGGAACGTATTGCACTTGATAGCGATCGCCGACCTCAGATTGAATCTGGCTAGCAATCTGCTGCCCTCTGTCGTTAAAGTCGGGGGCGGGGGCGGGCACATCCCTAGGGTTATCCAGGTCAAGCAGGCTATCGTATTCCTCCTGCCAGTCCTTCAGGTCAGCCTCGGTTTGGGCCGACAACCCCAGCTCAGCTGGGGAGGCGTAGTCAGCCGCCTCAACATTCCAGAGCGGTTCAGTGTAGTAGTCTGCGTGCAGCTTAAGAGTTGTCACCTAATAGCCTCCTGATAACCCTGGCATCGCCTGGGTTGGCACCAACGACAAAACCATTAGAGCCAACGGTGATGCCAACATACTGAACCTGGCCGTCAAACTCTACTTCATAAATTATCCGATCTCCCTTGGGGCTTTGGGGGCCAATCGGCCTGCCTCTCACCAAAGATTCACGAATCAAAGATTCTAGGCGTTCAGGGTTTACGCCTCGCCCCTCAAAATCAGAAGCTTTGGATTGAATGTGCGTCCAGCCGCTCCCGGCACCACCATCCTCTAGCCAAATCAATTTGCCATCGGGCATCTCATCAACCCACCTCACGGCGGCTTCAGTGAAGTTCTCTCCCTGTTCTCGCAGACGGGTCAAGAGGGAGGCTTGGCGCTCATCCTGGGATAACCTCTGCCGCCTTGCCTCAAACGCCGCTGCCTCTCGCCTCACCTGCGCCGCCAATGCCGGGTCTAGCCTGCGGGTCACCGCATCCAACAACTGGGCACGGTGCTGGGGGCCGCTGCTGCCGTGCAGGTGGCCCCAGCCTGCCGGTGGGTTCATCGCTGTGGTTTGCCCTGGCAGATCGGGGATGGGCAAGCGGTCGCCCAGTTGTGGCCCTGGCTCTGCGGCCAAGCCCCGCCGCTCCAGGTCTCGGTCGCTGAGGGTGAACACGCTGCACCGACAACCGTAGCCCTGGGGCGGGCTACCGAAGCTGCTCCAAAACGGGTCATCGTGGCGAAACACTTTGCCATCCAGCGCCAGGTGTTGGGGGCGGGGGTGGGCGCTGCCGCCGTGTCGCCATTGCCAGTAGGGGCGGCTGGTGGTCACTTGCTGCATCTGCTCGTAGCGGCCAGCGGCGTAGCTGGTTCGCAGGTTGGTGTCCCAAATCACGTTGGCCCGCCATGCGCTGCCGCCCCGGAACGTCCAGCCCGTGCGCTCCACAATGCTGTCAAACTCTTGCCGGAACTGCTCTAGGGTTTGCCCCGTGGCAATGGCCCGATCCACCGCCGACCGAAAATCATTCAGCACCGCGCCCTTGGCCCCAGCCACCACAAAGGCGGCATCGTGCTCGGCCCCAGACACATCCCGGTAGCTGTCGGTGGGCACATTCACCCGCTCGGCCAGAAAGGCGATCTGCTCCTCAAACGGTAGCCGTTGCCAGGGTTCAGCCATAAATCGTCCCTCGGTTTTGCTCCTTCTCCCACAGCACATCCCGCAGCGCTAGATAGTCCTCCAGCAAGATGAGGAACTGCCCCTCCAGCAAATCCCGTGGCATCAGCGCCAGGTGGTAGCGGGTAGAGTGCAGCGTGAACTCTCGCTCTAGGGTGGGTGGGTTCATGCGTCTTCCTGCTCCCACTGGTGGTCAAGCTCTTGGCGGATGCAAAGCGCCGCCGCCTCTTGCAGCACCCGCGCCCACTCCAGCGGCGTGGTGTGTGGGTCGGCCTGCATGATGCGCATCAACTCCAGCTTGGCCTTGCTCATGCGGCCCAGGCTGTGGCACTCGGCACTGGTGCAGTGGCTCGGATGGTCGCTCAAAATCATGGGGTCTCCTCCTGGGCAATCTCGGTCTGTACGGCATAGCGGCCCGTCAGCCTAGCGGCGGTCATCGCCTGGGTCAGCGTCTCTGCTAGGGGGCCGCTCTCAAGCTCCGGGAACAGGGTGATTAAACGGTCGTTAAATTCCTCCAGGCTCTCGGCCTCGCCCAGCTCCCGCCGCACCACCTCCACCATCGCCACAATCTCCGGCTGCGCCTGCGCCCGCAACCGCAACAGCAGCGGCCCAATGGGGTCGTCCTCACCCTCCGCCATCTCCACCTCCTCCACCTCTTGTTCCCCCTCTCCTCCCTGGGAGAGGGGGCTAGGGGGTGAGGGCATCTCCATCAACTCATACCCATCCCCATACACCTCCGCCACACTTTCCACCGTGCGCCGAAAGCCCATCTCAAACAGAAGCTTGTCGCGGGTGGCCACCTCGGTCAGGTCGTCCTCATCCTCAAAGATCCAGGCGAACTGCGGCGGCTTGGCCCCCTCTCCCAGGATGGGGCGGTTCAGTTCCACAATCCAGCGAATCAGGGTGCGGTCTAGGGTGCGGCTCAGTAGGTCGGCATCGGCCTTGATGATGGCCCCCATGCCTTCACGGGCCACCTCGTCACGGGCACGGCTACCGCCGCCGTCGCTCTGGTTGGTGGTGCCCGTCTGGCCCAGGATGCACTCACTGATCTGCTCGTCGCACCACCGGGCCAGCCCCTCATAGGTGGTCACGTTGCCGGATCGGGTGGCCTCCAAAAACTCAATCAGCATCCCCTCAGGCAGGGTGGTGGCCATGCCCTGGGTGAGGTTGGCCAGCGCCTCTAGGAGGATGGCCTTGTCGGCTTCGCTGGTGCCCGGTGGGTATTTGCCCACGGGGGTGGGGCTACCAAACTTGTCGGCAAATATCAGCCAGAACTGAATGTTCTGCCGCTTAAAAAATACAGGCCAAAACACTTTGCTGCACAGGCCCAAACCGTAGGGGTTGGCATCGCTGGCGGTGGGGCTGTGGTAGATGAACTTGCGGTCGGGGATAGGCTCTCCCCGGCTCCCGCTGGCATCGGTAATCAGCCGCAGTTCCCAGGCTCCGGCTTCGCCCAGCACCCAACCAAACCGCCGTTGATCCTTGGGTCGCACCTCGGCCACAAAGATTTCCTGGCCATCCTGCGCCCACATAATCTCGCCGACGCCATAGCCCTTGGCCGTCGCCTCCAACAGGTTCAGGGCCACGCCATCAAAGCCAGACCCACCGTAGTAGTTGGCCAGGGCATACTCCCTCGCCCCCAGCGCCTCTAGCTGGGCATCCACTAGGTCGGCGGCTTTGATGTCGGCCTCGTCGTCGCTGGCAGGTTCTAGCTTCCAATCACGGGCAATCAGTTCCAGCTTGCGCTGCTGAAAGACGGCATGGGCGTGGGGGTCTTCCATCACTCGGTCATACAGCAACAAGCCTTGCCCACCGCCACGGGCTTGCAGGGTGCGGTCGGGGTTTTGCAATACAAAGCCCTGGCCCCCAAAAAAGCCCATGAAGCTGAGGAAGGATTTTTGCAGGGTGGCAAATTCTTGGCGCAGGTTGGCGGGTACTGGCATGGCGGTGGGTGGGGGTTAGAGGGTGAAGCCGTCAAGTTGGTAGCCCAGGCGAGGGGTGCCCAGGCTGGCGTATTCGATGGGCTGGTGAGGGTTGGTGGCCGCATGGACGGCTAGCGCCTGCGCCCAAAAATAGTCGGCGTGGCCAGCGTCGGTGCGCTCGGCATCAAAGCGGATGTTGCCCGCCGAGGTGGTCAGGCGCTTCACGGCATGGAGGCTATCGCGCACATCGCGATGGATGGGCACCGTCACCTGGCGATCTTCGTAGCGCTGCTTGAGTACCGTGGCCAGGTCTTGCTTGGTGGTGCCGCTAAACAGCACCCCCTCAATCCGGCTGGTGCCGTACTCTCGCTGGGCCAGCTCCACCAATACCTCGCCCATCCCGGTCTGGTCTAGGCAGGCACGGCGCACGGGGTAGGCATCCATCAAGAACCGGAATTGCTTTTGCTGAAATTCAAAGTTCCGGCCCCGCATCCGCACGATCTCCGCCGTCTTGAATTGGTCGTCTATCAACCAGAGAATCGATAGGTCCCGGCGACGGGCGATGTCCCAGCCCAGATAGTACGCTTTAGCTCCGGTATGCGCTCGAACCCATCTGTCATCGCTAAAGATCAGGTCGGCCACCTCGCAGGGGGCAATCAGGTCATAGGGTAACCAAGCGCTGGCCTCATCCAACCACTGAAGCTCAAATTCCGTAGCCCAAGCATCGGGGTCGTTGATGGCCTCCCGCAGTTGCTCCACGTCGCGGGGCAAGCCATCGGCCACCGCCTGGTAGATGTCCACCTGGTGGCGGCTCCACTGCTCATCCGTCCCGGTCATCAGCTCATAGAACTTGTTGCCTTTGCCGTTGGGCGTGGAGGTGATCCGCAGCTTGAGACCGGGCTTGGAGATGACCGGGAACAACGCCTGCCAAATTTTGCGGCTGTCGGCGTGGAAGGCGAACTCATCTAGGAACACGTTGGCGCTAAAGCCCCGTGCGGTGTCGGGGTTGGCGGGTAGGGCGGTGATTCTAGAACCGTTGGGCAAGGTCACTTCCAGCGCTTTATAGCTGCCCTCCCAGTCGTAGGAGAGGGATTCAAAGCCCACTTGATAGGCGTTTAAGTGGCGCTTAATGCCCTCCTCCATCGCCTCCCTAGCTTGGCGTTCCCCACGGGAAAGAATCACCCAGCGCTCTCGTCTGCCCTGGCTCTCGGCGTCTAGGCAATCGTCGGCAATCTCCAGGGTGGTGGTAAAGGTTTTGCCCGTCTGTCGGGCGAACATGCCGATCTTGAAGCGTTGCTGATCCTTCAGCCACCGCTGTTGATAGGAGTAGAGTTCAATGGCTGGCATCGCTCTTGCCCTCCTGTTTGCCCTGGAGGTACTGATCGTTGATGGCCTCCCGCAGCGGCTTGCGGGGGGTGTCGTCGCCCAAGGGGCGCTTCTCCTTCTTGTCCTCAGAGGAGCCCATAAATTTCCTGCCTCACACGGTTAAGGGTCTCAGCGTCCAAGCCCTTGGCGGTGGCTCCCTCCTCCAGGGATTTGAACTTCGCCTCCACTTTGGCCCGCACCTCCTCGGCAAACTTCTTCTGCTGCACCGCCGCCCGGTTCAGCTCGGCAATGCTGCGGGTCAGCTTGCTAAAGTCTTGGGTCTCGGCGTCGATGTCCATGTCCATCAACACCTGAAAGGCTTTCTCCTGCGCCAGGTTCACCAGCGCCTCACCCATCGCGTTCTGGTCATCGCCCACCGCCTCGGCAATCGCTTTGGCCTGTTGGCTGGCCACCCGCAACGCCCCCAGCTTCTTCTCAAACTGCGAGCCGTACCGCTGCAAGGAGGATTTAGAAATTTCTAGCCCCTGCTCCGCCAGCCAGTCGGAAAGCTGCACATAGCCCCCAAAGCCACTCGCCACCAACCGCCGATCCAGTTCGGCGCGAATCTCGTCAGGGAGTTGGGTAACAGCAGATCGAGCAACCATAGGGCAACAGGGTAAAGGGTTCTCTCTTGTCCCCCCTCTCCTTCCTAGGAGAGGGGGCTAGGGGGTGAGGTCGGGCTACTCCCAATACTTCTCAATCAGCCGTACCCCAGGGGGCGCGGGGATGTTGTACTCCATCACGTCCTGGCCGCTGGCGGTGAGGGCGGCACTCCAGCCGCCTAGGGCCACGTCGCCATCGATGGCGATCAGGTTCTTGCCTGCCAGATAGTCCGCCTCGCGGCTTAGCTCCTTGTCGCTCACGGGCAGGTCGCTGTCATCGAGCGCCCGCCACAGCAGCGCCGCCGTCGCCCCGTGGGGTCGGGCAAAATATAGGGCCATCAACAGCCGTCCCCGCACCTCCTGCCGATAGGCCAGGGTCTCTGGGCTCAGGGCACCGTTGACGGGGATGCCGGGGATGTCGGGCACGTTGTGCTCTAGCACGTCCACCCCCAGGGGTAGCAGCCTCCAGAGAATTTCGTGGTGCTGGGTCAGCCCCTTGGCTTCCAGGTAGCTCAGTTCTTGGCCTAGGGCATCGCGGCCCAGGTTTAGCCCGTTCTGCATTAGGCTGCGGAGGATGATGCTCTCGGCCACGGGCTTGGGGCGTTCGCGGTCGAGGGCTTTGAGCAACTGGGCGCGAATTTCTTGCTGCTTGGCACGGGCCAGGTCGGGGTTGGTCATTAGCTGGGCTCCAAAAATCGTTGGCCACGGTGGCCGAGGGTGCTGTCGATGCGTTCCCACACCGCGTCTATCCGAGAGGTCAGCACCGTCATCTCCCGCACGTATTTCTCCTCGCTGATGTACCCCGCCGCAACCTCGGCCCGCAGCGTCAGCACGTCGCGCTGGCATTGCTGGAGTAGTTCTTGGGTTTGGCGCAGCACCAGCTTCACGTTGTCCAGGCGTTGCACCCGTTCGTTCAGTTGGCCGTTCTCGGTTTGCAGCCGTTCCACCTGTTCCAGCAGTCGGGGCAGGGTTGAGAGCGCCTTGGTGTCGTCGGCCAGTTCTTGCTTGATGCGTTCCTGATTCGCCTCCAGTCGCGCAATCTGGGTGAGGTCGAACTGTTGGGTGGTGTCGCTCTTTTGCAGCACCTCAATGGCTTGGTCGTGCCGTTCCAAAATTTCGGTGAACCGCTTGAACTCACGGGCAATCAGCACCTTAAACAGCCACAGCACCCCGGCCAAGATGGCCACCAGGATCGCCTCAATGGGTATCGCTACCGCACCATCGCGCACCTCCACGGGCAACGTGGGAGCCTTAAGAAAAACAGCGTTCCCCAGCCCATCACTGGGCCAAAGAACGCTGGCGACTAGCACGGAGATATCCATTTGGCTGTTGTCTAGCTTAGGTGTAAAGCAGGGTCAAGTTATTGATCTGGAACATGAAGGGAAAAACTTCAAAGTTATAGTCATCGACCCTAATGGGTTAGGCCGAAACCAAGCATCAGTTGGTTTCGGCTACAACATGATGGAGGAACATGGTGGTCTTCCACAGTCAACCGTAACTGATTGGAGGGTGACCGGAGAAGATGGGGAGACATACCTGAAAGTCCCGAAGGGCAGTACTTTCAGGGTGACCGGAGTTAAAGGTATGGCCACCAGGATCGCCTCAATGGGTATCGCTACCGCACCATCGCGCACCTCCACGGGCAACGTGGGAGCCTTAAGAAAAACAGCGTTCCCCAGCCCATCACTGGGCCAAAGAACGCTGGCGACTAGCACGGAGATATCCATTTGGCTGTTGTCTAGCTGACGCTCAGAACAGCCTTAATTGTCTCCCCCAGGGTGCGGCGGCATCAGGCGGCAGGGCTGCCAAGCACACGGGCGGCTGGTGCAGAATGGCCCGGATCTGGCGGTGGCTGAGGTCAAACCGTTGGGCCAACTCTGGCCCCGTCAGCCCCGCCGCACTGGCCTCGCGGATGGCCTGGTTGCGCCGCACAATGGCAATCTCGTAGCCCTTCGGAATCAGCAGCCGCATCCCGCCGTAGTGCCAAATCAGTCGCTCTGCCGCCTCTGGCCCCAGCAGCACCGCTAGGGGATGGTCGGCCTCTAGGGTGTGGGGCACCGTCAGAAATTGGTTGCCGTAGTGGTCGATCAATTTCTGCGCCGCCCCAAACCCCACCAACCGAATCAGCTCCGCCGTGAATCTGCCTTTGCTATTCACGATCCCCTCCAGCCCAGTCGGGGCAAGCTCTACACCCCACAATCTAACCGAGACCCCCCGTACTGCGATCTGCCCCCAGCCCTTTGGTTACAGGCACTCAACAAAAAACCGGGGCTCCGTCAGAACCCCGGCTATCTTCCGGCTCCCCTCTCCCAGGGGGGAGAGGGGCTGGGGGTGAGGGCTCACAGGCTTCTCAGCTTGCCCAGCAGTGCCCTCAGTGCCGCCGCATCCTGGCCATCCAGCGTAGGGCGGCTGGGGTTGCACCGGGCAAAGAACGCCCGCACCCGCTCACTTTTCCAGGTCAGGCCCAGGCGGGTTAGCTCCACCTCGCAATCGAACCTCAGCGTCAGGAACTCGCCTGGTGGCAGGGGATTCCCCACCTCATCTCGGTCTAGCTCCAGGCGCTCGGCAATGCTGGCCAAAATGCCCGCCACATCATCCATCAGCCTCACCCCCCTTGGTAAGGGGGGCAGGGGGGATCTCCGGCTCCGGCTTCTCCCCCGTCTTCCGCTCATACATGGCCTTCAGCGCCTCAATCACCTTGTTGGCATCGTAGGAACTCCGAAGCCAGTCCACCCGCTCTACCTTGGCCATGCGCTTCACAAAGGCATTCAGCCCTTGCTCGTAGCGGTTGCTCACCGCACCCACTTCGGCGCAGGCGATCCACAGCGCCCGAATCTTGTCGATCTGGGTTTTGGTGGCCGGATCCTTGTGGCGGGTCTTGGGGCTGAGCTTGCGGCCCTTGGCCTTCTGCCCACCGCTGGGTTTAAAGCCCAACTCCCGCAACCTGTCCATCACCCGGTTCAGTTCCGGTAGGCTCATCTCTGCACAGCTCTCCTTGCCCGTGGCACTGGCCAGCACCGTGCGGTAGTCGTCTTCGCTCAGGCCCAGTTGCCGCTTGGCAACGTGGATAAGCTTGATCGCCTGCTTGCGGTAGGGCGATAGGTCGTCATCAGTCAGTGGTTTCATCATGGCCTCCGAGGAAACGTAACCATTGGCTATCGTTAGACCCAATAACCCGCTTGGCCGGATTGGCCTCAATGTTGAATCGCTTCGCTAACTGTGCAGGAGTGAGTCGCCTGAATCGGTCATAACTTAATCCTGGGGCGGGTAGCATATCGTAAGCCTGCCTAGTGGTAAGCCAGCGAGTTTTAGTAGGCCCAGAGGATAGCGGCTGCGATGCTAACATCAGCCCCCTCACCAAGACTCGAATCTCTTGCGCTAACTTGTCTATCGTTTCGCCTAAGGCATCTATCGCCATAGCGTTGGCTTCAACTAAGCGCTGAATATCCTCGAATCGGGTTCCTGAAATAAAAACATCCTCCACCCACTCGTCAATCTTCTGCGCTTCGGTTTTCTCGGTCTTCGTGGAATCTTTCCAGGGATTACT